GACAGGAGAGCCTGTATCTGCTACATCAACAAGAGCAGCAATTGCTGCAGGCGATTATCGTAGATTTAAAGAATCTTATCCAGGCATAACAGATGAAATTCTTAAAAATGTTTGGGAAATATTCACAGGTAAAATGATTGAAACCGTTTTTTCTAAAGAATGGTGGTCTACACAATTAGCAGAAGATGTTGAAAAATTATTTACTGAACTGAAAACTGGAAAGCGTTTACGTGTATTTGATTTTGATGATACATTAGCAAAAATGAATGCTACAATTTACGTTAAACACCGAGATGGATCTAACACAGAATTAAACCCAGCACAGTTTGCGGTTTATGAGCCAATGCCTGGCGATGATTTTGATTTTTCAGAATTTGATAGAATTATTAAATCTGCAAATCCAATACAAAAAAATGTAGATGCATTAAAAAGAGCAATGCAAGATGCTGGGGCTAAAACAACTATTTTAACGGCTCGTAGAGTAGCTTATCCAGTTAAAAGATATCTTGAGCGCGAACATGGACTTAAAAACATATACGTTGTTGCACTGGGTTCATCTGACCCAATGGATAAAGCTCGGTGGATTGAAAAACAAATTCAAAAAGGATATGACGATATTGAGTTTATTGACGATTCTCCAAAAAATGTAAAGGCAGTCGATTCATTACAACAACAATATCCAGATGTTGCATTAACAGCACATTTAGTAGAAGGCTATATGGATCCTAAAACTGCTGAGAAACACAAAAAGAAAATTGAAAAGCTTCGCAAGTTTTTAGATAAAAATACCGGTAAAGAGTTTGTATATGATTTTGATACATACGACAAAACTACATATGGTGTTCCATTAACAGAAGGCACATTACTTACAGAAGGTGGAGCTGGGGGGCACATGGCTCACCCATATGATGATCACGGATTAACCTTTAACGAAATGAAAGAATTAATTGCACGCGCGTTAGAAGGCGAATTAGATGTAGAAGAGGCAGTAACAGAAAAGACAGATGGCCAGAACCTTCAAGTAACGTGGAAAAACGGACAAGTAGGATTTGCTCGTAATAAAGGTACAATTAAAAAGCCATTAACGACACAAGAACTAATTAATAAATTTGAAGGTCGCGGACCTATATCAGATGCATTTCGTGAATCAGGACAAGATTTACAAGCAGCTTTCGGAAAAATAGATAGTTCTAAATTAGACGAAATATTTAAAAATGGTCGAGTGTTTGCAAACATGGAAATTATATATCCTGCAACCAAGAACATTATTAATTACGATAAAGCACATATACAGTTTCACAATTTAGTTGAATATGACGAAACTGCAAATAAAGTTCAGACCGATATGACCGGCGGAGCATTGATTCAGAAAATAATTGAAGATGCAAATGCGCACATGCAAAATACATTTTCATTCATACCTCCACAAAAAATTAAATTAGGTCGTATTGCAGATTTTGAAGATCAACAAGCAGCATTATTTGCAGAAGTAGATCAACTTAAAACGCAATTTGGACTTAAAGAGACTGATTTAATTTCTGAATATCATCGTGCTTGGTGGAGAGACGTAATTACTACAAAAGCTCAAGAATTGGGATATGATATATCAGATGATTTGAGAGACACATTAGTAGATAGATGGGCGTTTAATGATAAGTCGACATCAATAACAGCTATTAAAAAACAAATTGAAAATCCTGAGTATTCACAATGGGTAACAGATTTTGATAAAAAAGATTTTAAATCATATCAAAAACAAAACATGGAACCATTTGAATCAATCTTCTTGAGATTAGGAGCTCTTGTATTATCAAATGTATCGCAGATATTAGCTGCAGATCCTAGTAAATCTACACAGGAAATTAAAAGAGATGTTGCTACATTAATGAAGCAAGTACAACAAAGCAAAGACCCAGAAATTCTTAAAAAAGTTGAGTATCAACTAAAAAGAATTGAAAAGCTCGGAGGCTTTGATAAAATTGTTCCAATTGAAGGAATTGTATTTACATTCAAAGGCAATACATATAAATTAACAGGCGCATTTGCGCCAGTCAATCAACTAATAGGCATATTAAAGTACGGACGATAATATTTATATTAAAAATAGGACTTTCAAATGGCAGAGAAACATAAGTCAAAATATAAAGCACCAAAAGATTTAGAAAAATCAACGAAACCAACTCCTCGTAAAGATCTTAAAGATTATGACGGAGATGAAACAGAAAACATGGTGCCAAATTCTACTGGTGAAAAGCAAAAGAATGTACTTCGTAAAACTGATAAACCAGTAATTGACAACGGATCGATTGTTCCGGACATGAAAGATGCTGATAGAGCGTATAAATCAGAAGGAGAACATGACCCGAAACATTCTGCTAAAGTAATGTCTAAGCGTCAAGATGATGATGAAAAAGACAGTGAAGATTCTATTAAAGATAAAATTGAAAATCTAACAAGAGAACAAAAAGAACGTTTAGTTAGAGAAATGATTCGTCGTAGAATTAAAGCAGTACTTAAAGAACAAGAAGAGCCAGAAGAAGAACCTGCCGCAGAAGAACCTGCACCAGAGCCAGAAGCACCAGCAGAAGAACCTACTCCAGCTCCTGCTCCAGCTCCAGCTCCTGCAGAAACACCAGAAGCCCCAGCTCCAGAGCCAGAAGCAGATGTGCCAGCAGAAGAACCTAAAGCTGATGCAGCACCTGAGCAAGATTCAACAGCACAATTAAATAGCTTTGTAACATTAGTTAAAAATAAACCAACATCCCCAGAACAAATCAAAATGATTTTGAAAGCAGTTCAAAAAACAGGAACGATGACTGACGAGCAAGGCAATGAAGTTATGAATCAAGGCAAATTAAAGGAACTTTATCGTTATCTAAAAATTGCTGCAGATAGAATGTTAGAAAAATATTCATAAATAAAACAAAACAAGTTATGTCAAAAAAGTTACAGAATGTCAATGCAGTTAATAAAATGTTAGCTGGAGAGCATAAATTTCAAACAAATAAAACCCATGGTTTTTCGGAATCTAAGAAAGATACTAAAAAGCGATTAGTTGGAGAAACATGGGAAGAAACAGATCTTAAATCTGGAATCACATATCTTTATGAACAAAAAGATGGTTATGTGATGAAAACCAAACGTGGTGCTGAAACACTTCAATCTACCAGAGACTCACTATCAACATTTTCAAAATGTCCTAAAGAAACATGTACATGTAAATCACCTAATCATTTAGATCGCAAAATGAAAACGATACATGGTATGTGTTTTGATTGTGTCATTGAAATGGAAAATAAACTTCGTATTGAAGGTAAATTTAATGAGTACGCAATAAAGAAAATGACAACAAACGCAACAGAATGGATTAAGCGAGCTGAACAAGATGTTGAACTACTAAAACAAGCATATACTAGTACATATAAAGTTGTATCAAATGCAGATGGTAAAACAGAAACAGTTGATGCAAGAATGACCCCGGCAGAATTTGCTGACAAAGTAGAACGAGAATTTCAAGAGTATCGTGAAAAATTCATACAAGAAGTTGCAAAAATGGAGACTAAAGATGATTAAAGAGTTATTATTAAAACTATGGAATTGGTTGAAAGGCCAAACTGAACTTGATGAAAAAATCAAAGAAAAAGTTGATGATATCAAAGAAGATTTTGATGATGTTGTAGAAGAAGTTAAAAGAAGATACAACAGAGTAAAAGAAGAAATTGATGATGTAAAAGAATCAGCATCAGAAGTTATTAAACAAGTTGATGATGTTGCAAAAGCAGTGGTCGGTTCTAAAAGAAAAGGTAGAAAACCTTCTACAAAGAAAATCACAAAAAGTGCACTTCGTGCAATGAAAAAAGCAGAATTAGTTACAACTGCTAAAAAAGAATTTAAAATAACATTAGATTCTAAACTTACAAAATCAAACTTAGTAAACAAGGTATATGAATTATACCATAAAAAATAATGAATCAATTTTTTAGTAACATAAAGAACATCATCATAGTGGTATTAGTTGTAATAATCATTATCATGCAACAATGTTCTGGTCCATCAATCGATTTCAACTTATTTGGTAAGAAAAATAAACAACCCGATGCTGTTGAAGGAACTGTTATTACCAAAATAGAAACAAAATGGGATACTGTAAAATTTGATAGCTTAGTTTATGTTCCTAAATGGAGAGTAAGAGTTGATACGGTACATGATACAACCTTAAAGGATATTGATACACTTTCAGTATTAAAAGATTATTACGCAAAGTATTTTTATACGGATACATTAGATTTAGATTCATTAGGTAATATCATAATCAATGATACTATATCACAAAACTCAATCATATTCAGAGAAATCAATCCAAACATTTATATTCCGACTACAATCATAAAAAGAGATTCACTTATTTCAAAAAATGAATTTTATTATGGATTTGGTTTAGCAGGAAATCAAGAACAATTCAATTACATTGGTGGTGAGTTACTTTGGAGAAGTAAACGTAAAAAAGTAATTGGAGTGGGATTAGGTATCAATCAAAACCTTCAACCGGTTGGTTCTCTAAGATTGATGTGGAAAATTGGTAAATAATTTATGGCAGCACAAAAAGACATAAAACAAATAATCGCGGAACAGTACCAAAAATGTGCTTCAGATCCCGTCTTTTTTATGCGTAATTATTGTTATATTCAACATCCTGTTAAAGGAAAAATAAAATTTAATCTTTATCGATTCCAGGAACAATCCTTAACGGATTTACGCGATAGTAGATATAACATTATATTGAAGTCCCGACAGTTAGGTATATCAACACTATCTGCAGGATATGCTCTCTGGGCAATGTTGTTCAATGAAGATTTCAACGTACTTGTTATTGCAACAACACAAGAAGTAGCAAAGAACCTTGTTACAAAAGTGCAGGTAATGCATGATAATTTACCTTCATGGTTAAAAGGTAATATGACAGCAAACAACAAGTTGTCATTAAAATTTAAAAATGGTTCACAAATAAAAGCAATTTCTTCAGCATCTACCGGAGCACGTTCAGAAGCATTATCATTATTAATTGTAGATGAAGCTGCATTTATTAGAAACATTGAAGAAATTTGGGTAGCATCACAAGCAACTCTATCTACCGGAGGCGGCGCAATAGTACTTTCAACACCTAATGGTATTGGTAATTGGTTTCATCAAACATGGGCAGGTGCTGAATCTGGGCATAATGGATTCAACACAATTAGACTTAGATGGGATGTACACCCAGAACGAAATCAAGATTGGCGTGATGAACAAACACAACTTTTAGGAGAAAAAGGCGCAGCACAAGAATGTGATTGTGACTTTATTAGTTCTGGTCACACTGTAATTGATGGTTCAATATTGCAAGAATTTGAATTAAAATGTACGGAGCCTATAGAACGAAGAGGATATGATAATGGATATTGGATATGGAAATATCCAGATTATTCTAGAGACTATGTAGTAATAGCTGACGTCGCGCGTGGTGATGGAGCTGACTTTTCTACATTTCATGTTATTGATGTTGAAACAATAGAACAGGTCGCAGAATATAAAGGAAAACTTCCTCCTAAAGATTTTGGTAATATGTTGATAAGTGTTGCATCAGAATGGAACAATGCATTACTTGCAATTGAAAATGCAAACATTGGATGGGCTGCAGTTCAACCTGCAATAGATAGAGGATATCAAAATCTATTTTATACATATAAAGATGATGGATATGTTGATGTAGATATTCAACTCAGAAAAGGATATGATACAAAAGACAAATCAAAAATGGTTCCTGGTGTGTCGACTACATCTAGAACAAGACCATTAATGATATCTGCACTTGAAATGTATATGAGAGAAGGTTCTCCTATTATTCATTCAAAACGACTTATACAAGAACTATTTGTATTTATTTGGCAAAACGGCAAAGCACAAGCACAACGAGGTTATAACGATGACTTGGTTATGGCATTTGCAATTGGACTTTGGTTACGAGATACATCATTAAAATTAAGACAACAAGGCATTGAATTAAATAAACGTGCCTTAACACAGTTACAAAAAACAGATTCAGTTATTTATACCGGAAACGATCGACCAAAAGATATTGGGTGGGATTGGGACAATGGTTATGGCAATGAAGATTTGACCTGGCTTATTAAGTAACTTGATATTTATTTTATATAAAGAATAAATACTATGGCGTCACTTAGAAAACGATTACAAAACTTATTTTCTACAAATGTAGTTGTCAGAGCTTATGGCAAAGATAAACTTCGTGTAGTTGATACTAACCGCCTTCAATCGACAGGTAACTTAACGCAAAGTAAAGTAGCCGACAGATATACAAGACTTCACGGTTCAAACAAGCATCGTGTTGGAGGTATGGGTGGGTATGACTCGAATTATTATATGCATCAAAATCGTATGCAGTTATATACTGATTACGAAATGATGGATAAAGATCCTATTATATCTTCAGCTTTAGACATATATGCTGATGAATCAACATTAGCAGATCAATTTGGAGATGTTCTTACTGTAAAATCTAATGATAGTAGAATTCAAAAAATTCTTTACAATTTATTTTATGATGTAATGAACATTGAATTCAATCTTTGGCCCTGGATTCGTAACATGGCCAAATATGGCGATTTCTTTTTGAAATTAGATATTGCTGATGAAATTGGTATTTTAAATGTACGGCCGTTTTCTT